CTGATCCGAAAAAAGTGAGTTTGCATCTAAAATCATAAAAAGTCCTTTAATTAATAATGTTTAAAACATTTATCCTTATACTACTGCTGCTTCTGTGTTTAATAGAGCATCACTTTCTCTAATTGGAATCCCTCTGAAATGAAGAACTTCTTTAGAGTTTGGTCCGTACTTATCAAAAGTAAGGAACAAGTTTGTATTTTTCTCTAAACGAGCTTGGTAATCCAAGAATTTAACAAGAGTAGTATTCATATAGATAAAAGTTTTACCCATAACTGTACGTCTACCTTTGTGAGCGTAGTACATTTCAGTCAATAGATTAACTAGGTTTGCTCCAGTAGATGCATCAACTTCTAGGTTAGATACGTCAATGTTACAAGCTCTAGAAACATATTGCCAGTTACGAACTGTAACACCTAAGTGCCAAGCGAACTCTTCTCTGTACGCCATGAAACGGTTTCCATTTGCATCAGTTACAGGAATAATCCCTCTATCTTTTCTATCAATTCCAGCGTGGAATCCTTTAGGGTAGATTAAGTGACATGCTCTCTTATCAAAAGAAATCATCCACATTGAAGTGTTATCAGATCCAGAACCACCACCATTAATAAGTTGTGAACTATTTTCTGCAGAGAATGAATTGAATCGTGGAGAAAGTCCCATTGGCTTAGTAGGATCAGTTGAACTATCGTGGTAGAAAATTGCTTTAGCAACTTCTTGAGCCATAGCTTCTAAATGTTCAGCAGCTTGCTCAAAACGAATAGACGCTTTTTCTTCAGCTTTTTCGTAGATGTCAACTAGACGAGTATCAACTTCTGAAGCTGAGTTCGCAAAACCAGTTGTATCTTTTACCATTTGCATAGAGCCTTTACCTGCTGGAATACCAGAGTAAAGTTTACCCCAAGTAATTGAAGGTAGCCCTGTCTTCACAGTAGTTTCGTGGTATAGGCCACGATTACATTCAAGAGTCATTGCGTCTTCAAGAATTGGATTCTGAGCTGCAAGCATATTGATTACGTCAGCAGAATCTTTGTTTTCTGGTAGCATAGCCAAGTCTAGAAGTGTGTAGTATTGGTTTGGTAAAAGAGCCATAATTATATCCTTTTAATTAAAAGTCACTCTATAAGTTTAATCATTAGGCTAAATCTTTATGGCGTCAACTATTATTTATAAAATTCTGGATATAAATTTTTAAGCGATCCTGCATTAGCATCGATATTACCTGGTCCTGCACTCTTTCCTGGGAAGGTATCAGACGCCATAGCGTCTCCAATTTTCTTTAAAAATCGGGCTAATACAATGTTATTTCCAAACTCAGGAGTGTTTAACGCAGCTACTAATTCAGGGCTTCCATATGCCTGAACTGCTCTACTAATAGACGCAAAAGTTTCTGCTTTTTTCTCGCCTACGAAGTCTGGATCTTTCATAATAGCAACTTTTTGCTCGTCTAGTTTAGCTGCGTAGGCCGCTTCAGCTTTAGTCATTCCTTGCGTATACGACTTCTCTCTAGCTTCAATTAATTTTTCTGCAGCTTCTTTTGTGAGGTTATGGATGCCTGCATACTCCGCTATCTCATTTAGTTCTTCGATTGATAAAGGAGAGTCATCTTTTAATTCAAGATCGTATTCCTGCATAGTCGGAACTTCTTCAACTTTAGGCTCTGGAACAATATCTGTTTTTACTTCTTCAACTTTAGGTTCAGAAGTTAGGGCCGTCTCCACCAGAGTCGTAGCCTCCGATAAAGTCGTAGTCGCTGCTGGTGTCTCCAATACTGGTGTCTCGTTTGTTTCTGTTGTCATGTTTTAGTTTCTCCTCTATCTCTTTGTTTTGTGCATCCTTCATCATTTGAAACATGCTATCTTGTGGAATTATTCCTAGTAAAAATAAAGCTATTTGTCTTCGCCCTGCTTGCTTAAACATCGTATTCGCGTCACCTTCAAAGTCATGGTATAGGCCACACTCAGAAAGCATACGCCAAACGAATCTTCTACCTTGCTCAGTAGACATTACCCAATCAATATCTGATCTCTCTTGATCGAGTTTTTGTTTATCATCTAAATCTTGTTCGCTCATATCCCCTCAAAAACTATACTGATTGTGATGCGTTTAACATTGTGTCAAGTAAAGATCCTTCGCCTACCTTAGCTCCAGATAAATCTTTTGCTGTAGCTGCACCTTGTGCTTGTTGAGCTGCCTGTGCTTGCTGCGCTTGTTGGTTAGCAATATTAGCTTTAATATCTGCAAACTCATCTTCGCCTACAATCATATTAGGATCAGCTGCAACGTAGTCAGCATACATTCTAATTATCTTCTCGGCATCTAATATTTTAAGTAGTGACGGATCTTGTTGAGATGTCGCCATCGATGTTGTGAAGTTCGCTAGTCTCTCCACCGAGTTCATCATCGATGCTTTTGCAGCTTGAGCTAAGATTGAAATGTATTCAGGTCTTAGGTTCTCGCCCATTAATTCTCTAGGTCTTGGAGGCAATTTGCCTGCAGCTTCAAGAATTAAGAAAGCATTATTAATTAACTTGCTGTTTAAATCCTGGTCAAGTTGTCCTAAGACTGGAGCTAGTGCAGACATTCTCTCTGATGCTTTTTCATCAATCTCTCTTGCAGTCACGTGAGAAACTGTAGGCTCACTAGATAACATTAAGAATAAATCTTCGAAGTATGCTTTTCTAATTGCTTCTGTGTATTCAGCTTGATCTTGAATTAATGCTGCTACGTTTGGATTCAATTCGAATGCAGGTTTAAATCCTGCTAATGCACCTTGATCGTCAACGTATGTAATGCCTCCAGCTAGGATAGAAGCTTGATGTCTTCTCATTGAAGCATGGCCTACCATTGGAGGTTTGATTAGTTTAGCTACTGCTTCTAATCTCCACTTCTCCATCTCTTGCAAAGTCATGATGTCGGATAGAGCTATATGCCCTGGTCCATCAACACCGTAATCTTCTTCAGGTGGAACTTCCCATCGTGGGATAATGACAGGGAAATAATCAAAGCCTGAGATCTTCACAAATTCTTGTGAACCAAAAGCTCTTTCGTTTCTGAATCCAGACGATATTTGTGGAGGCAGGTTTCCACCTAAAGACTGGACATATGTGTATGATTGATATTTTTTATCTGATGGAGCTAACGATTTAGAAAATGGATTATAATTTGGGTTAGGAACGACAACCATAGTAAGCAACAAAACTTCCACATATTTGGCCTGTTCATAATTAGTCCTTACCCAATCAGGAATGTTATCCCAGATGTATTGTCCTCTAGCATCTTTCTTTGCAAATTGTTCAACGACTTGTCTAACTGTAAGTGAATAGTCTCTTGTGAACATTGAAGGATTTCCTTCAGCATCACATGAAAAAGCATATGTTCCAATTGCAAATGGGTAGAACCAGAATCCATAAATAGGATGTGGTAGCATTGCAAAGGCAGAGTTAGAGAAGATACCTAAGTCTTTATAGGCCAATGGTAATACTCGATATAGATTCGAACATTGAAAATTATCGTTAATAATAGCTTCACAGTTAGAGAAATACTTTCTAGATGTATCTGTGTTCTTCTTAGCTACATTATTTATAGTTAAGTTAAACCATGGACGCGCTCTAGGAGTTGCACCGTTCATCATTCCAGATTGGAATGTTCTTAGTGATCTTCCTGCCTGGTTCTTTATAATTCTGAAATCTTTTTTAGATCCATCATTCTTAAACGCTGGGTTCTGCTTAAGTCTTTCAGGTGCAATGAATTGAGCTAGGAGTTGCCAGGTAGCAAGCTGCTTCGATAAATCATTTCGAAGACGGTTTCTAAGGCTGACAACTTCACCATAGTTTAAAAGTGCCATTAGCGTTTTCCTTCGTAAAGTTTTTCTTGATCTTTATGAAGCTTAATCGCGTATGAGGTTGCATGTTCAGGAGTCTTAAACTTCCCTAAATGCTGCCCTGTTTTCTTATAGTGATCTACACTTTCTTGTTGGTTCATTATTCTTCCTTGAGGATGGACCATAGGAACTAAAACTTCATTCTTTCCATCATTGAAAGACATGCTCTTAACTGTACTTATAGAGCCATCAGAGTTCTTCACGACAGGTCTATTGTTTAAATCAATGTTGCCTTTTTCAATAAGGCCTGGAGTTACTGTGGCTTTTGCCATTATTTTTTCTTCTTATTTTTTAAGAAGTCTTGGTAGTCAGCATGTTGTTGTGCATTAAGTTGTACTGTCTTAGTACCATTTACTGTTGCGCTTTTAGATTGTGGAGTTCTTCCTGAGTTAAACTTCTTCATGTCTCCGATGATTTCTTGTCCATCGACGTTCTTAAAAGTTCCTTTATTTTTAACCTTAGCTATCTTCTTTTGGGCACCATTTGATTGAGTTGCTTTAGATGAAGTCATAGCTCCACCTTTTTGCGATTGCTGAACTTGTTGTTCTCCTATTGCATTCTGTTGTTCTGCATTTTGGATAGATGGATCACTAGCTGTATAGGCTTGAACATCTGAAGGTTTAACTCCGCCAACATCAACTGAAGGGCCTTTTCCTATTGGAGTAATTGGCGCTGGTGATGGCGCTCCAATGTTTGCGCCTATCACATTTGAAGTCATATTGGAGTTATCCATAGGGCTATAAACTGGATCTGCTTTCTTAATATTTGATTTAACCTTAGCTATTTTCTTCGCCATATATTTTTATCCTTGTGTAAATGTTCCTGCTGTATTCAAATTACTTCCTATAAATCCACCAGGCTTTTGGTTATTACCTTGTGCTGCACCATTAGATGTTCCGCTATTGCTACTTTTAAGTCCTGCTAATGCCATACTATCTGCCTGTTGCTTCGCGCCCATTTGGCCTATGATCGATTGTCTTCTGGCAGACTCAGCTTGCTTAGCTGCAGTATTCGCTGCATCTTTCGCGCCTACACCTGAGAAGTACCCACTAATAGTCGATGAGCTAGATCCAAATAAGAAGTTATTCTTTTGGCTTCCACTGGTTGAACCAGAATTTGAGTTATCTGTATTAGTCAGACCGCCAAATAAGTCACCTAGGAAACTAGACATTAAAACTCCCTATGACTTATAATTAGGCATCGGTCTGTAAGATTTGTCAATATGTGATTGATCTGATATGTAGTTTCCTTGATTTCTACGATGCCAAGCTTCAGCGAACTCTTGCTCTGTTTGGTTATTAGGCCCTTTGGCAGAGGAGAAATCCGCGTAGAAACTATGAGTCTCCACATCTGCAAATGTCTGAGCCAATGCGTCAGCTTTATCTGGAGATCTTCCTAACCTAGCTTTAATCTGTTCCTTCTCTTCTAGCCTCGACTTTCCTCCATGAAAGATTATTCGTGGCATCATAAGTTCTTCAGCTAGACCTGGATCGTTTGGAAGTTGCCCTCCATTACGCACCCAATCTCTAAGCCTCATATACATCTCAGTTCTTTTGTTCAGGTAGCGTGGATCTTGAGCTTTTGCGTTGTAGACGACTGGAGTAATATCTAGGTTCGGGAATAAGGCAAGTGAATCAATAACGGATGATCCATATCCCCCTGTATTATCCACAAACACTCTCTCGATACCAACATCG